CTTCTGTAGAACGTCCATTTGCATTGATGATTTCTTCCAGTTGTTTCCGAATATCAGCCGAACGATTTTTCTCACGTTCGGAATGCTTATAACCATATTTACCATGGAAGATAGCATGACCTTGACAAATCATCGTAATACCAAAGAAGAACAGCAATACTGTTCCTATTAATTCTAGAGTGTGATTTTCAACCATGGTAGTAACGGTGGTATCACTCCAATAAGTCGAAGCAGACCCTCAGCAAAAAGTGCAAGAACAACCCACCCAACACACATAGAGATAATTGAAGCGTTACGATTATGCTTTCGTATGGCAGCATCAATCATCTCCTGCACTTCTTCCTTGGTCACTGTCTCCTGTGTCTTCGTTGTACCAAAAATCATTCCAATCCTCTGGCGAATTTGTGACATCTTCCCATCCTGGTTCGTAAAGCGGACATGGTTCTTCCATCATAATGTCAATTTTCATTCTTGATACCCTGTCATATAAAAGTTTATAGTCTTTATCTTGTGGATATTCGTTACCAGTCATCCTCTTCTTCTTCGTCGTAAAATTCATAAGGACCATGTTGCATCTTCTTTAGTCTTTCAGTTTCAGATCTGAAAGATATTGTTTCAGTGAACCATATTGCTAGTTTCATTACAATGAAGACCGCTGCTAACGGAGACAAACATAGTAGTAATACTAGGGAGGATTGATTCATGAGGAGTATTCTTGTAGAATTTCTAGTACCATATTCAAGGAGTAGTGTGCTCCTTCGAGCCACTCTTCGCTAGCACCATTATAACGTCCCTCGTAGAGTTCCGTTTTGAGTTTAAGAACTCTAGGTTCAATGTCAACCTTTTGCATTCTTCCTCTTGGCATGGAGTTACCGCAAGTTGTAATACTATTTAAGCACAAAAAAAGGGGACCCGAAGGTCCCCTGTGTTGATATCGTGACCGTTATCACATGAGGTTCGCAACACGAACTCTTCTGTAATACTGGTTGACGTTATGGGTGAGCGCCTCAGCGTCAGGTGTAGCACCGTTGAGAACGAATGGGTTCGCGACCATGCCGTAGCGGGTCTTGAAGCCAATCTTAGGCTGGAAGGTCTCAGGATCGATGCTGCGGAGCATCTGGAGGGGAACATAAGGGCAGTAGAATAGACCTGCGTCATAAGGTGACGAACCCTTATAACCAACTACGTAGTAGTGGGTGTTCGAAACGTTCGCAGAGTAAGGATCAACATAGACCTTGATGCGACCGTTCATGGTTCCGACTAGGAGGTTGCCAGTGTCATCAACTTCACCGATGGAAGGACCACCAGCGCCAGTTAGACCTGAGGAATAGTCGAGGGTGCCAGACATAGCGAGTGCAGAAGCAACATCAGCAGAAGTGATGATGAAGTTGCCCTTTCCTCTACGAGTCTGCTGCGCGATTGCGTTAGCATCTCTTTCAATCTGGAACATAAGTCCCTTGAACTTTTCAACCGACCATCTGCCGTTGGAGTCAACGTCGAGGTCAAATACACCAGCGTTAGCAACGTTGTTCTGAGCACCAGACTTAGCGACGGTGTAGACAGTACGAACGACTTCGCGGTTGATTTCAGCAAGGATCTCGCTGGAAAGAAGGTTAGCGAGTTCTTGCTCTGCATCAAGACCATGGATTGCCTTGAGGTCTTGTGCCAATTCTAGAGTGTACTCAGCACGGAGAGCTCTGGACTTTGCAGTAACAGAGGTCTTCTCGATGCTGAAGCTCATTTCGTTGAATAGGGTTGAACCCGATCCAAGAGTCTCAGAATCTTCTCTTGCAATTCTACCTGCTTGACGCTCGTAGTTAGCTTCGGTAGTACCGCCGCCAGTAGCGTCGTTAAGGAGACCTGGGTTTGCATCGGTTGTACCACCATCACCAAGAGGTGAAGCAGCATCGTTGTATGCACCAGGACCCTGGGTGTTACCAGAGAAGTTGGTATCAGGCTCATTGTAGAGTGCCTCAGGACCGTTACGTAGTCCAGATGCAGCATCCTGATAGTGTGACTTCATCGCGAAGATGAGACCAGTAGGACCAGACATAGGCTGGACGCCACAGATGTCATATGCAACGAGGTTAGGCATTGCGCGACGGATGAGGGAGATCATTACAGGATCGAAACCTGCAAGACCGCCAGTTTGAGTGCCGAGAGCACCGCTGGATAGTGCGTTAGCACCGATAGCACCAACAGTGTTGGATGCTTCGTTAATCATACCACGCTCTTCGCGTAGTTGCTTTTCTGTGTTTTCTAGCAGAACAGCGGTGACAGCCTTTCTATAGTTGTCCTTGATGGCACCAGCGCCTTCATGGGTTAGAACAGGAGACCACTTTTCTGATAGAGCTTCTGCGTTAAACATTTTTTGCTCCTTGGAAAATTAATTTAAGATCATTTAGACCAGCGATTGAGTGCGCTGAGGTATTGTGCCATTGCTGGATTTACCTCTTCTACACCCTCTACTGGAGTTTCATCGGCAACCTCGCTCTGAGGTGCAGCTGCTTCCTTGAAGTAAGACTCTTTGATGGTAGCAACCTTCTTAGAGAATGATTCTTCGGAAACGAACTCTAGACCCTCTGCGAGAGCTGCGAGTTTTTCTTTCTGAGTATCTGCGAGTCCTTCTGACACAGTGGAAAGAATATTGAGTTTTGCAGACTCATTAAGACGATTTTGTAGTTTCACATTAGCCTTAACCTGTTCGTCAAGACGCGATTCCATTTCACGAATAGATTCAGCCATACCCTCTACCACATCGACCTTCTCGTCGGGGATAGCGATATAGTGCTCTTCAAAGAGACCCTTGAGACCTGCAATGAAGTCTTCAGTGATCTCATTTCTGATTCCACGGTCAACAGCAACTTGGTTTTGCTCCATCCATTGACCGATGGCGTAGTTCACAGTACCATTGACTTCTTCTGCCATTTCGCTCTTAGCTTCAGCGAAGTGCTTATCGAATTCTGTGGTAAAGTGTTCTACAAGTCTGTCATACTCTTCAGAGATTTTCGCTTTGACAGCAGCCTCAAAAATGGTCTTTGCTTTCTCAGCGAACTCTTCAGAGAGTTCTGTGCCCTCAGTTAGAGCGGCAACATCAGCGGAAACATCGAGTGCTTCAAATGATGGCTTGATAGGATAAGTAATAGCAGGACCAGTGCTGGTTGCATATGCTGCATCTGCACCTACTGTTGGTTGCTTACCTTGATCGCCAGCGTCATTGATGCTTGACGTTTGTGCGGTTCCATCGCTGTATGCAGCTTTAGCACCGATAGGTGCTGCTGCTTTAGCGCCAGGATTCTCCTCGCCATCGTCGTCGTGCTCGTTAGGGAGTGTTGACGTGCCGCCTAAATCAGCAGCAGCCTTTTGTCCTGGAGCAACGCCAGGTTGAACGGTTGGCATAGGATCCTTGCCGCCTGCCTTAGCAGTTTGAACGTCCGAAACTTGAGTCGGATCGCTACCTGCACCAGGGATTACATTCGCGGAAACAGTTGGCATAGGGTCGCCAGCTTCCAGAATAACCTTTTGCTCGGTAACAAACTCCTCAAATTTTTCGTTTAACATGTCTGACATTTGAGTCTACCTCGTATTTCCGTATAATTTATTCTAAGATTATTTATGAATTCAAAGATTTGAGAGGAAATCCTCAAACACTTTGAGTGTCCTCGCTTCCATGTCGCGGCGTGTTGCCTCGCTCATGTAACGATGATATTTATCAACTTTTGCTTCCTTAAGAATTCCGTTATCCCAAACCCACTCTTTGCCTTCCATGATGCCGTTGACAAATGCATCTGGTGCGGAGGGATCTGCTACGATATCTGCTGCTGTTGTTAACATAAAGTCGTCCGCAACAACATTGACATCTTCTCTTTTTTCAATGCTTCCCATACCACGAGAAGAGACACCAAGTTGGACTCCTTCTCCCAGTAAAGATCTAGCAATGTTACCCATTGGAGTATCAAGAATCTGTGCCTTACCAATGAAGTTATTACCTTCAGCGCGGAGACTTGTGATTCTGTGTGACACTCTATCGAGATTGACAGTAGGTCCATCAGGGTGACCGAGTTCACCTAGAGCACGCTTCGATTTTACATACTCTTCGT